CCCCAGAAATGGTGAATATGGCCCATGCCTTCGCATCGAAGGACCGGCCATCAGCACATATGTTCAGAGTGCCCATGCAAATGGACTTCTCTGATCGTGCTGAAATGATGGCAACAAATGCCACCAATTCACTAAACACGTTCGGCGATCGAGTCGAACGTTCCGTTGACGTACTTGCGGATTCTATAACCCGCTCCGTTGACACTTTCACTGATGCCATTTCGTCCTCAACGAATGACATCAAACATCTGTTGGATGTGGTTCAAACCACGTTCGCAGATGCTGCCCCCCACATGATTGATAGAGTTCTTGTTCTTTTGACAGGAATTGTGTCGATTGTGCGTGCCCCCAATTTTGAAGCGAAAATGTTTGCAGGTGCACAACTCCTAGCTGGTCTAGGTGTTGTCTCTGCGGCATTGAACTTTCAACGACTCATGTCCTCACTCGGCGATTTGGTATCTTACCTAACCGCGCCAAACGTCCGAGCCCATGGAGGTGATGAGTTGGAAGAGAGTGTGTGGTACACCTGTATCATGCTTCTTTGCCATACTTTTAGCCTCAAGCCCCCCGAAAACGTCAGGTTGGATCATCATCGAAAAGAGAAGGTTCAAACCTATCTCGGCTCGATGAACACAATGTTAAGTTGTGTCCAAGGAGTTATGAAGATAGCGTCGATGGCTTTCCAAGCCATTTACGCAACCGTTCTTCAAAAACCCCACCCAGACGAATTTAAACCAATCGTTGACCTTCTTGACACGTGGTTGAAAGAGTACCACAGCATGATGGAAAACGTCCAAACGTCAAAAATCGGATATGATACGGTCTGGAACCGTAAAATCCGAGATTTGTATTTGGGTGGTGGCAAGTTGAGCGAAATGCTTTTCCGAGCACGAGCTCCTACCACCATAGCCGCACCTTTTGCGGCAGCATACCAAACCTTGCATTTGTTTATGCAGCGCATGAACAATTTCGAGGCGTACCTACGCGAGCGACCCGTCCCAGTGACCATTCAAGCTTTTGGCCCTCCAGGCCATGGCAAGACTACACTGTTGCGGATTGTTCTCGCAAAACTTATAGGCCTGATGAAGGCCAATGGGTTTATTGCCCCCACGATTCCACTCCCGGAAGCATTGTACCAGCGGCCGAATTCGGATGGGTTTTGGGATGGCTATTATGGCCAGCCCACAATCCTTCTAGATGACGCCAATCAAAATGCTTCTCAGGAAGCGCGTACCAATTTGTGTGAAACTTTCGTGAAGATCGTTAATAGCGTGCGCTATCCTCTTGATATGGCAGCCCTTGATCAAAAAGGGGTTGTCTTCATGATAGCCATGTTTGTTGCGATCTCATCCAACACGGAAGATCTCACGCACTACGCGCAGCTTGCTGATAAGAATGCAGTGCATCGTCGTCGTGACTTTGTAGTGCATGTCAGCAATCCCAACTGGGACAACGCAACGGGACACGTCAAGGGCACAAACATCAATGATCTGTCTCAATACAGATTAGAGATGCGCCCTTGGCGTCCAAACCCCCGCGTACCAGTTGGTCACCCTGACGGTCAAGGTGAAATTGTCACAGTCGATGAGCTGGTCTCACGAATGTGGAAATTATTCCTTGAACGTCAAACTGAAATGTCTGGACAAATCGATGAGCTAGAGCAGTTTTCTGCACGAGCTACTGAAGATTTGTGGAAACACGAGCAAGGGGTTCTTGAACCCCTTGCTGCCCACATGCCCAGACCATTTCATGAACGTCGTGTCGTCCACGTTCCTAACCCAAGTGACGATCCCCCCCCCCAACAAACGGTGTGGAACACTTCTTTTGCTACATTAGCAAAAACCTGGTGGTCTAACTCAGCAACTGAGGATGAAGTTCTTGAAACTATTGTCCCAGAAGTTGAAGTCGGTATTCGTACTGGTACCGCCCATAAATTCAGTACAGCCCCTGGAAGTGGCGTTTCAAAAACGTTCCCTTCCGACACAAGTTGGCATATTGGGGGTGTGGATCGGCCTGGTGGTGTTCAAAGAACCACCGGCCACGTTGAGTCCCAGCACGTACACGCATATGAACAGACTAATTATCATTATCAGTTCATTCGTGTGTGTTGGTACTCCAAGATCCTACCCCCAAATGACGTGCCATTCCTTGGGAGCTATGTGGACGCGACGCTCGCTTTGTGTCTTGAAGGTGTGGTCAACGCCGCTACAGCGTTGTCCTCCCTTTATGATTACTGTCGATCGACCGCACTCATGGTTTCTTATGCAATGGCCGCCCAACTTGAGGAGTTAGGCATACTGTTTTCTGAAGTCAAAGACTATCTCAACGAGAACCCTGCATTGAAATATATGCTACTCGCTGTGACGTCCATTGCCTTTGTCGCGTTAGCGACTACCATGTTCAACAGTTTTGTCAGGACTCCCCAAGTTCCAACTTCCCTTCCCTCCGCCCCAGAGCCAAGTCCAAACCTCACGGCTCAAGTGGTTCATTCCGCTTCTCATGAGGTTCCAAAAGGCGTGAGAACTGTGATAAGAACGACGCAAGCCGCTCGACCAACAGCCCAAAACGCCCCCAAGCTGGATGAAAAGTCTAGCAAACCGGGAATGGTGGCACATTCTCTAAGCGACCCTCAAGTTGCCGACCTACTCGTGTCTAAAGTTAGATCGAATCAGATCCAAATGGATTTTTCCAGGTATGGGACTGTGTTTAACTACATGAAAGGGATTGGTATACGTGATAATATCGCCGTGATGCCTTGCCACATTTTCCGCTACATTGAGGGGTTGGATGAGCTACCCGAAAGCATCCTCATTACGATGCATAGGGATGGCTTCGCCACCCAGCAATTCCATTTGTCGGACTTGAAGCTTGTGTTTTTGGGGTCGGATGTCATGGGGGTTTATCTCCCAAAGACTTTACCGGCCTTCAAGAATATCCACAAGCATTTCGTCCAAGACAAGGACCTCAATGCGGACTTCAGCAATTTGATCGTGTGTGAGTCGTTTCCGAAGCTGAGAAATCAGTATACGCAACGTTTGCACAAAGTTGAAGTTCAATTACAAAAGTCAGTTACTTATGACTTTTACGATCACAATAACTTGCCCAGAGAAGTGAGCTTGGCCCGGTTTATCCGAGCCAATGCAGCCACCACTCCAGGTGACTGTGGAGCGGTTTACATGCTTCAAAACACCAGCGTCCCGCGCAAACTTTGCGCGCTCCATGTCGCTGGTCATAAAGGCATGTGTATTGTCATTGGCAGCATTCTCTCACAGGAGTTTCTTGCCCCACTTTTCAATCAACAGCAGCTGTCTACGATTGATGAGGAACCGGCACTTGATGTGACGGGAGCCCTCACTGCGCAGATGGCAATCACTGAAGCTGGCATTTCCGTTGATTTGATGGAAGAGCTAGCTCCCGGCAAGTATGTGCAGCTTGCTCGCGGAACGAAAATCGTTCCCTCAGTTTTGCACAATCATCCCAAACTTCACCCAAGTGTGAAGGGACCTCCACATATGCGCAAGTTTATTAGCCTACAAGGCGAAGAGATTTGGCCATATCAAAAGGCGGTGAAGCGAGCGACCTCAAAATTGCCCGTAAACCGGCTTGATCTTCTCAGACAAGCGGCGGATCAGATCCACCTCAAGTTTGGGAAACCCCCGGAAGGTGAGCCCCTCACGCTATTTGAAGCAATTAATGGCGTTCCTGGCAAAGAATACATGAAGTCCATTGTCATGACAACTTCGTCCGGTTATGGCCCGCAAGACGTCCCCTACGTCCTGCAAAAGCCTGACGGGAAGAAGAAATTCTTTGTTTTAGAAGCTGATGGGTACCATCCCGTTGCTTCCATTGTTCATGATGTGGAAACCCTTGAATCCCAAGCTAAGGTTAAGCCGCTCACCGACCAAAAGTTCATCGTCTCTCTCAAAGACGAACTCTTGCCCCATGCGAAGGTGGAAGAGGGGCGTGCCCGTCCAACAGACACGGCAGGCCTCGATTATCTACTTCTCGTTCGAAAGTACTTCCTTAAAGCAGTTCAAAGTTTTATGGAAGGACATTCAGACAAGTTTCACGCAGTTGGTATCAATCCCCACAGCCGAGCCGAGTGGAAGACAATCGTCGACCGCATGGACCGGTGGGTGGGAACCAACTTCGTCGATGGTGACTTTTGGAACATGGATGGTTCAATGCACGAAGCCTGGCTTAAAGAAGCCATTCGTGAATTTGCCCTCTTTGCTTCAAAGAATGACGGTCACTATCAGACTCGCTACAATATTTTGTGGGCTCTTGTTGAGCACTATCTTGTTTGTGGCGACACATTGCTGCATGCGCTCGGATCACACGTCACTGGTGAACCCTTGACTGCTTTGATCAACTCCATCGTTTGTATCATTTTCTGTGTAGCCTCATGGTTACTAATTACAGAGAAGAGATTCGGTAAGAGCTGGTCAGTTCAATCGTTCTTTGATAATGTTGGACCTGTTGTGTTTGGGGACGATAACGCTCAAGGCGTTAACCCCAATTGCACGTTCTATAATTGTCGTTCGATCGCAGAAGCCGGGAAGGACCTAGGCTTCGTCATCACCACAGCATCCAAAAATGGTGATGAACGGGAGTATATCCCGTT